CGATTACTGCTGCTGAAAACTTCACGGATACGGCACAAGGAACATACGCGTCTATCTTCACGACTGCTACAGGCGGCAACTCTGCGACTGAAGCATTTCGCTTTGGACCTGCGGGTCAGTTTGGTATTGGCGGGGCTACATACGGCACGTCCGGTCAGTTCTTAACGTCTGGTGGCGCGTCTGCCGCTCCATCTTGGACGACGGTAACGCTTGCAACCCTTGGCGGCGTTGTTCCTGTGGCCTCTGGCGGCACGAACATTACGTCCTACACAGTGGGCGATCTTCTGTACGCCTCTGCTTCTACAACGCTTTCAAAACTGGCTGACGTTGCTACCGGATCAGTTCTTGTGTCGGGCGGCGTTGGTGTTGCTCCTGCATGGTCTAATTCGCCTACGGTTACGGCTTTAACAACGGGCAGTGTCAGCAATAGCGGTAACGAGACGTTTACTGGAACTGGTGCGCGTATTCTTGGTGATTTTACCAATGCCACGATTACGAACCGCTTGGCTTTCCAGACAAGCACGACCAACAGCACGACAGGCATTTATGCTCTGCCTAACGGCACATCCACGGCTGCTTCTTGGCAAGCGACCAACGCCGCTGATCCTACCAACGCATCCAAGATTTTGATTGCGACGAACGGCTCCACGGACGTTCAGTTGGTGTCGGGTATTAACGGCACGGGTACGTATTTGCCATTGACGTTCTATACCAGCGGCGCAGAAAAAATGCGCTTGGATACGTCAGGCAATTTGGGGATTGGGACGACTTCGCCTTCTTATAAGTTAGATGTAGGATCAGGAAGCGGTCTTGTTGTTAATCGTATTAACGGCGGGGCAACCAATTCTGTTGACGGGTCCGCAACATATTATGCCAATAACGGAACTAACATTTTAGCAATAGGAAATTACAGTGCAATTGCTGGTGGAGCGTATTCTAACCAACCATATATTTATGGCGCGGTTGGCAACTTATTAACGCAATCTGCTGGCGCTTTAATATATAATACTGGTGGCAGTTCAGAACGTATGCGCATCGACTCCAGCGGCAACGTAGGTATTGGAACGACTTCGCCGGGTGCAAAACTGCAAGTGGGCGATGGTACGTCTTCTGTCCAATCATTGACCGTAGGATCAAGTTCTGGAACAGGTGGCGGCGCATACACGGCTGTAAAAAATGGCAGCACTTTTATTGCTGCATTAGGTAACTATTCAAATATTCTTGGTGGTGCGTATAGCGCATCTCCGGTTTTATATTTCAACGGAGGGCTTCAGTTTTCTGAAACTGGCACAGAGCGTATGCGCATAGACAGCAGCGGCAACGTAGGTATTGGGACTAGTTCGCCGGGGGCATATAAATTAAACGTCAACGGAAGTTTCTATCAATCTGGCGGTTATGCCTATCTTGCAGGGTTCAATTCTGCTGGCACAACATATCCAAATCAAAATATAGGATTAGCAGTTGCTAATAACTGGACAAACGGACAAGCAGAACAAGATATTTGGAACACTGCTGACCCATCAGTCTATACGAATACAGGTATTGGTTTTTACCAACTTGTAACATCTGCTTCTGCCCGTAATTTGATGTTTTTACATAATAACGGCAACGTAGGTATTGGGACGAGTTCGCCAGTTACAAAATTTAACGTATATGCTGGTAGAACAACTTTAAATGCAAACAATGAACCATACGCTTTACAATTAAATTATGGAACATCTCAAAATGGTCCATTTTTAGGTTCTCCAAGTGCTGATGCTTTTACTGTTTCTAGCAGCGGTGGCACAGAACGTATGCGTATCGACTCCTCCGGCAATCTGCTGGTGGGGACGACGACATCGCCTTCTGGCAGCGGTAATATTTCTACTTCAGGGTCTCATTTTGACAACCTTGGGAACGTCCGTAGCGCCCCAATCAATGCCAAAACATCTGCTTATACCTTACTTGCGACGGATAACGGACAAACTATATCAATCACTACTGGTGGCGTAACTGTTCCAAACTCTGTTATGTCAGCAGGTAACATTGTTACTATCTACAATAACTCAGGTAGCAGCCAAACCATTACTCAAGGCACGGGCGTAACAATGCAGTGGGCGGGACAATCCTCATCTACTACAGGTAACAGAACTCTTGGTTTGTACGGAATTTGCACAATCATCTTCATTACATCATCTAACGCGGTTATTTCTGGCGCAGGGCTGACGTAACATGACCATTATGCAGAGTTTTTTTACGACAGCGGGGAAGGTATTAGCCGCCCCCGGATCAAATTCTTATACTTCTGCCGGAAGTTATACTTGGACAGCACCTTCTAACGTATATTCTGTATCTGTCGTTGCAGTAGGCGGCGGCGGGTCTACTGTTACATCTAACGGTTCAACCGCCGTTGGCGGTGCAGGTGGTGGTGGGTTAGGATATATTAATAATTATTCCGTAACTCCCGGAAATAATTATACAGTTGTTGTTGGCGGGGCATCTGGGCAAAGTTATTTTGTTAACTCCTCAACAGTCGCTGGAAACGGTGGCGGAAACGGTTCCCTTGGCTCCAATGGTTCTGGCGGCGGTTATACTGGAACTGGCGGTGGTAATGGCGGCAGCGGCGGGGCAGCATCTGGTTGTGGAGGCGCTGGCGGCGGAGGCGCAGGGGGATATTCTGGCAACGGCGGCGGTGGCGCAAAATATGGCACTACATCCGGTTCAGGTTCTGGCGGAGGTGGCGGCGGCGGTTCAGGTCACGGCGGTGGCGGTGGCGTTGGTATTTTGGGGCAAGGATCAAATGGAAGCAACGCAGGAGGCTGTGGAGGCGCTGGTGGGGGTGGTTCTGGCGGAGGAGGAGGCACCTTCCCAACTGGCGCATGCAGTCGTAATGGTGGTGCTGGCGGCGCATATGGCGGAGGCGGGGGAGGCCCCCAAGTTAGTTCTTCTCCCAATGGTAATGCAGGAAGTGGCAGCGGTGGCGCTGTTCGTATTATGTGGCCCGGTTGTAAGCGTTCATTCCCATCTACTTGTGCGGGTAGCCCATAATGGATTTAGAACTTTATATTGAAGTTGATGAACAAGGTAATCCAGTAAATCACCCATTATTGGCAGAAAATTTACACGCCAATTATCCAGAGGGTATCCCCGATAAATATCAACCATTTAAACGGGTTTTAAAACCTTTTGATTATACAGGAAGTCCAAATGATTTCCCCACATATCAAAAAATAGATGGTATTTGGCAGGATGTTTGGGTAAACCCATAACTACAACGCATAAATAACGGGGGTTAAATGTCAGACGCTATAGAACCGTGGCACTATTTTACGTCTCCAATATACAATTTTAAAAAACCAGAATTTCTTAAATCAGCAACTGAAGTTTGCTTGGAAAAATTAAAAGAAATTAAAAAAACAACAAAAGTTAATGAAATATATCCATTATATAATACTGCGGCATTGCATACGGATGAAAGGTTAAAAGACCTTGTTGATTATACAGTGCAAATGGCTTGGAATATTTTAAATGACCAAGGATACAATATGGATTTGTATCAAATAAATATTTATGATTTTTGGTGTCAGGAGCATCATAAACATTCAAGTCATGAGAGACATATTCATAATTCTATTATTTCTGGTTTTTATTTTATAGATACTCCACCAGAAGGATGCCGTTTGGTTATCCATGAGCCACGTTCTGCAAAAGAATATGTAGGACTTATTGAACGGGATAATTCAAAGGCAACTTATGCCAGTAATATGATTAATTTTGTACCTGACCCGGGAACAATTATATTTACAAATTCATGGTTACCCCATTCATTTACTAAGAATGAATCAAAAAAACCATTTCGTATGATTCATTTTAATGTCGGTGTTATTTATTCTCCACCAATTGCAACAGTTATATAATGATAAATAAGTACGGCATCCGGTTCAACAAGTCCCGTGGTCAACCCGGTCGCGGGACGGAGGACCATGTCTGGCGGGTGTTTGAAAACGGCAAAGAGTACCTGTTTAAGCATCTGGATATACAGGTTCCCGTCAAAGATGAACGGGATGGCGGGGATTGGAATATTGTCTGCTTTGGTGTATTATCTATTGACAAGGAAACCTCCACCGCCATCATCCGGAATGCCTAATTATGAATGAGTATCAAAACCTTATAGATATAGGGGCGGCGATGGCCCTGACCGTGGCGGGATGGCTTTTGCGGGAACTTTGGGGCGCGGTAAAAGAACTACAACGGGACATCAGTAAACTGGAGGCGTCGCTTCCAAAAGAATACGTTCTTAAAGACGATTTAGATAAACGGATGGCCCATATTGAAGATATGTTCCAACGTATCTACGACAAACTTGACAATAAGGCGGACAAGCCATGAGTGTAACGACAAACCTTGCCCTTAACGAACCAGCGTATAATAGCACGTCCCCTACATGGGACCAACCGCTCAATTACAACGCTACCATTCTTGACCAGATGTATGGGAATACCACTGGCGTTTCCGTTAGCACTAGCGGGTCAACAACTTATACTAACATTACCGCACCCAGTTCTACAGCGGCGGGTTCTACGTCTCAAGCTATGCGATTTAATTTGACTGGTGCTTTGGCGGCGAATCAAAACGTACTTTTACCACAAGGCGTGGCAGGAATGTGGATTGTTAGCAATAACACTTCCGGCGCATATACGGTTTCAATTGGTTCAAATAACGGGAGTAATTCCGCCGCTGGAACTACGGTATCAGTACCTCAAGGGTATAGCAGCATTGTTTTCTGCGACGGAACTAACGTAAAATTATCGGACGATGGCATTCTTCAGGGCGGTAATATTGCAGGTAACTTAACCGTTGGCGGCAGCATTACAGCGGGTACAACTGTAAGCGATTCAATTGGTAATTTGCGAAATATTCCACAAAATTCCCAAACCACATCTTATGTATTGGTGGCTACTGACAACGGTAAATGCATCAATATAACAACGGGTGGTGTAACTGTTCCATCTGGTATCTTTAACGCGGGTCAAAATATCGTTATTTTTAATAATTCTAGTTCAAATCAAACAATTACGCAGGGAACTAGCACCACGCTTAGATTGGCTGGGACAACAAATACGGGCAATAGAACTATGCTTCCTTATGGATTGGCAACAATATTTTGTGTTGCATCCAATACATTTGTAGTTTCTGGCAGTGGCGTATATTAATGACTATTGTTGCATTAATTTCAGGAAATTCTGGACCAGATTTGCTAGTTTCACCTAGTGTTGGTGGCAATAGCACTTGGAATTTTGCATCACAAGGTAACTTTGTAATTTCCACGGCTGGCACTTACACGATAACCGTGACCAATACCTACAATAGATCGGTTAAAATGTGGGGTGGCGGGGGTGGAACTATACAAAGCGCCAATGGCGGGGGCGGCGGTTTCAGCACGGGCAACCTTTTATGGATAGCAAATTCAACTTTTGTTGTTGTTGTTGGCAGTGGCGCAAGTGGTAAAACACCGGGGTCATATGGCGGTGGTGGCACTGGGGGCGGCGGTAACGGCGTATCTGGCGGCGGTGGTGGAGGATATACTGGGTTATTTTCAAATAGCGTTTCATTTGCCAATGCAGTCGCATTAGCTGGCGGTGGTGGCGGTGTGTTTATTTACCAAGGAGGTTATACTTCCGGAGTTGGTGGCGCTGGTGGTGGCACTTCAGGGCAAGATGGAAGTTCAGATATTCATGGTGCAAGAGGATATGGCGGGACACAATCCGCAGGTGGAGCAGCAGGAACACCTTTTGATGGTCAAAACGTAAATCCAACTTCAGGTTCCGCTCTTCAAGGTGGAAATGGTGGTAGCGCCTTTAATAGTGACTGGGTAGGTGGTGGCGCGGGTGGCGGCGGATACTACGGCGGCGGCGGTGGTGCAGGTGGCGGTGCTTCATCTGGCTCTGGCGGCGGCGGTTCTGGCTACATAGGTGGATTATCAAGCGCAACTACAACAACAGGTTCTGGTAGCACACCTGCCAATTCGTCTGATTCTGACCGGGGAAGTTCTGGAAATTCACAAACGGATGGAAGGTTTATAATTGTTGCATGATTACGTACACATGGTCCTTTCCTCAATTTATAGTGAACCCAGTTTCTGAAGGCCTGACTAATGTGGTTACGGCCATTAATTGGGTATGCACGGGAACGGATGGCACTGTCACATCATCTGCATCTGGTACGGCTAATTTAGGTTCGCCAAACCCAGCAGAATTCGTTCCATATGCTGACATTACTCAAGAAATGGCCTATCAATGGGTTGCGGGTTGTATTAGTATGCCCGGCGTTGAGGCGCAAATTGCTTCACAAATTAACCTATTAAGTGAAACAACGTCACAAACCCAACAACCACCATTCTAAGAGGATTCAATGGAAAATCTTGAACTTGACCTTAAACTTACCGTTGCTCACGTTAACACTGTGCTTAAGCATCTTGGTGCTGGCGTCTATGCTGAAGTTGCTGATCTTATTAATCTCCTACATGGTCAGGCAAAGCCTCAAGTTGAAGCTGCAGCTGTTGCGCCTATTGCGGCGGAATCAGAGCCGGAAAATACACCTGCTGAATAATATGGACTAAGTATGGACCCGTTTACCCTCATCGCTGGCGCGACTGCAATCTATAATAGCATCAAGTCCGCCGTCGATGCAGGGCAGGACGTAATGGAAACTGCAGAAAAAGTGGGCAATCTTTTCAGTAAGGTTGCCCAAATTGTTACTATTGCGTCTACACCACGCAAAAAGAAAATGTTCCAAAGCCAAGCTGAATTTGAAGCTGAGGCGGTTAAGATTTACGCCGCTAAAGCTAAGGCCCAGCAGATGCAGTTAGACGTTAAAAATATGTTTGTGGGGCAGTATGGCCCTGCCGCATGGGAAGGTATTCAACGGTCAGTCATTGAGATGCGGAAGGAAGCTGCCCGTCAAGCTGCGGCTGCCTTGAAGGAACAGGAAGAAAACCGCAAGGATTTGATTATGGTTAGCAGTATTGTAGGTTTTCTGGTATTAGGCATTGGTGCGATTGGCTTATATCTTATGTTAACGGTGAAATAACATGGACATTCTTAAAACTTTTGGACCATTACTTGGTTCAGTTGCTCCTACTATTGCGACGGCTCTAGGCGGCCCAGTGGCAGGTATGGCAGTTAAAGCCATTTCCAGTGCTTTATTTGGGCATCAAGATGGAACAGAGGACGACATTATGTCGGCTTTGGCTAATCCAAATGGCGACCAATTAGCCGCTCTCAAAAAGATTGACGCAGATTTTAAGGTTCAAATGAAATCTTTGGACATTGATCTGGAGCGGATTTCTGAACAGGACCGTGATTCAGCCCGTCAAATGCAGATTGCAACGCGGGATTGGATTCCTCGTGTTTTGGCTGTTGGTGTGACAATCGGGTTCTTTGGCATCATTGCCTACATTTTACATTTTGGCCTTCCAGCTACGGGTGGTGAAGCACTTCTTATGCTTATTGGGACGCTTGGAACTGCTTGGACTGGCGTTATGGGATTTTATTTTGGCTCTTCTGCTGGTTCGAAACAAAAGACTGATGCGCTTACGGCTTCTTTGGGGAACAAACAGTGAACGGTAATTTTGAACAATGTTTAGCCCTCGTTCTTAAATCTGAAGGTGGGTATACGGATAATCCCAAAGACCCCGGCGGTCGTACAAACCTTGGCGTAACGCAAAAAGTTTGGGAATCTTGGGTAAAGCGAGATGTTACTGAAGCTGAAATGAAGGCGTTAGGGCCGCAGGACGTGGCTCCTTTGTATAAGACTAATTATTGGGATAAGATCAGTGGCGACTCACTTCCTCTTGGCATTGACTATGCCACTTTTGATATGGCTGTTAATAGTGGGGTAGGCCGTGCGGCGAAAACCCTTCAGCAGGTACTTGGTGTTGGTGCGGACGGACAAATCGGCCAAGCCACAATTAGTGCTTGTGAAGCGGCTAACGCTCGTGAAGTTGCTACGGGAGTCTGTGAAGCAAGACTAGCCTTTTTGCAAAGTTTGCCCACGTATGGTACGTTTGGCAAAGGTTGGTCAAATAGAGTTGCGGCGGTAGAAAAGGCTGCCTTTGACATGGCATCGTAGGATTAAGTTATGGCCTTAACATACTCAAGTTACGTGCAGCAAATTAGCACAATGGCCGTCATTCCGTCCAATGATACCAATTTCACGATTATTTTGCCTCAAATGATCAGCTACGCAGAATTGCGTATGCAGCGTGATTTGGATTTTCTTTCTACCCAAATTAGCACGACAGCTTATTCCTTTACCTCCAACAACAATACGTTAACTTTACCTACGTCGCAGTTTATTGTACCGCAGACGTTTGAAGTAGTTAATTCCGGTGTTTCTTCACCGCTATTGCCAGTTACTAAAGAATTTATACAGAATGTTTACGGATCAGGTTCTACGACAGGCTTACCTCAGTATTTTGCTGTTTATGGGGGCGATACTGCTACTACAGGTAATACTAGCCAATATATGATTGTGGGGCCAACGCCTGACAGTAATTACGGCACGATCATTACTGGCACTGTCCGTTCTGCGCCGCTTTCTGCCACAAACACGACAACTTACATTTCAACTTACCTGCCAGATATGTTTATCATGGCGAGTATGATTTACATCTCCGCTTTCCAACGTAACTTTGGGCGCATTAACGACGACCCACAAATGGCCCAGACCTACGAAAGCCAGTATCAGGCTTTGAAAGCCAGTGCGTTGGTTGAAGAGAATCGCAAAAAATATGAGGCTGCTGCTTGGTCGTCTTACTCACCTGCCCCCGCCGCTTCGCCAACTAGGGGTTAATCATGCCCTTTGGTACGATCAAACTTAAACCCGGCGTTGATACTAACGTCACCCCAACCTTAAATGAAGCGGCGTATTCTTCTTCGCAATTGATTCGCTTTTTGCCAGAGCGGAACGGATTTGGATTGGCCCAAAAGCTTGGCGGCTGGGTGGCGTATTATAATTCAGCTATTGGTTCCGCGATTCGCGCACTTAAGGGTTGGGCTGATCTTAATGCCATCAACCATCTTGGGATTGGAGCAGAATCGTCCCTTAATGTTTTGACAGGGAACAACCTTGTTAACATTACACCACAAAATAGCGTCACCAATACTGCTCCGGTATTCTCAACCACATCTGGTTCAAAAGTTGTTAACGTAACGGATTCCAACATTACTGCATCGGTTCTGGACTACGTTGATTATATAACACCCGTATCTGTTGGCGGGATTGTTTTATCGGGGCCGTATCAATTATTAACTGCCGCGGGAACAACCTATTCTATTACAGCGGCAAGTGCTGCAACTTCAACAGCCAATACTTCCACAAACACGACAGCTGGGTCATTTGTGGTGGGAAACACCTATCAAATTGTGACTGTTGGCACAACTGACTACACCTTAATTGGCGCGTCAGCTAACACGGTAGGTATTATATTTAATGCCACAGGTGTTGGTTCTGGTACGGGTACAGCTAAATTAGTTGGCGTACCTGCATTCCAAACGACCAATGGGCAGTCTACGGTTACATGTTACCTTGATAACCACGGATATTCCGTAGGTTCCACGTTTTATGTTGGTGTTTCTACGACCGTTGGGGGTGTTACACTTTTTGGTTTGTACACCATTTTAACAGTTCCAAGCGCAAGTTCATTTACTTTTGCCGCAGCTAACACAGCAACATCTTCTGCTGGCCCCACGGCAGAAAATAGCGGCAATGTGCAATCCAATTTTTACATTGCCATCGGCCCCCAACCCACGGGTACTGGGTTTGGCGTTGGCGGATTTGGTACAGGAGGCTTTGGCGTTGGTTCAACTCAACCGTCTGTTCCCGGCACAGCAATCACTGCGACAGATTGGACCTTAGATAACTTTGGTTCGTATCTAGTTGCATGTCCTGCAGGTGGCGCAATCTATTATTACGATCCTAACGGCCAATTGCAAAATGCTCAGATTGTGGGTGGCAGTGGCCCGCTCGTTAATTCTGGCATTTTTGTCGCCATGCCTCAACGACAGATTGTAGCTTACGGTTCTTCGTTTAACCTACAGGCAGACCCTATGCTTGTCAGGTGGTGTGACGTTGGCGATTTTACCAATTGGATAGCTTCGTCAACCAACCAAGCTGGTTCATATCGCATCCCTACAGGTTCTAAGATTGTGGCGGGTATTCAAGGGCCGCAACAGGGATTGCTTTGGACTGACTTAGACCTTTGGGCCATGCAATATGTTGGAACGCCGTTTATTTACAGCTTCAATAAGATTGGTTCTAATTGCGGAGCGGTATCACGACATTGCGTTGGTCAGCTAAATGGCGCTGTGTACTGGATGTCCCAAAGGCAGTTTTTCATGAGCATGGGTTCAGGCCCACAGCCAATACCATGCCCAATCTTTGACGTGATTTTTCAAAACATTAACCAAAATTATTTGAGCAAAGTAGCTTGTGGCGTTAACAGCCAATTTAACGAGATTACGTGGTATTATCCATCTTCCTCGTCCACTGAAAACGATAGCTACGTTAAGTATAACGTGCAAACTCAACAGTGGGATTTTGGCACACTAGGCAGAACTGCGTGGATTGACCAATCCGTCCTTGGCCCACCAATTGGCGCGGGTAGCGACACATATATTTATCAGCATGAAAAGGGCAATGATGCCGCCAGTGGAACAACAACCACGGCCATGTTGTCGTCATTCCAGACAGGTTATTTCCAATTGGCTGAAGGCGAAAACTTGGTTTTTGTGGATCAAATTTGGCCGGACATGAAGTGGGGTACGTACAGCGGCAACCAAAATGCTACTGTTTACTTAACCATCTACTATACCAACTACGCCACTGACACAGCCACCTCGCCGTCAACCAGTTACTATTCTGGTTCCCCGTCTAACACGGTCAGTTCAGTAACATTCCCCATGACGCAATCCACGGAATACATTTCGTGCCGGATTAGGGCGCGTTTCATGGCATTTTCACTATCATCGCAAGACGTTGGTACATTCTGGCGTTTGGGTGGCGTTAAGTATCGTTTTCAGGTAGACGGCAAATTTTAATAGGAGGCTACCATCGCATCTTTAGACGACATCCTTTCCACGCAGAAAAACGGCGTTATTGGCATTAACTCTTATGTTACCGCCATAAATACCCATGCTGGTTTTTATAACAGCAAGGAAGTATCGACTGCATCAGTGATCAAATCGTCGTCAGGTTGGTTGGCTACAGTAAGCGTTATTGTGGCAGGTTCCACGCAGGGTTATATTTATGACGCAACGTCTGCCGCATCGGGTAGCCGCATTTATGCCGTCCCCAATACAATTGGCATTTATCAAGTCCAAGTTCCATTTGCGACGGGTCTATACTTCTCCCCCGGCACAGGTTCCATTATTGCAGTAGGATATTCGTGATGCCACTCAAGCACGGTTCATCTCAAGCTACTATCAGCAAGAATATAAGCGAAATGTCCCGCTCAGGTTATCCGCATGACCAAGCTGTGGCGGCTGCATTAAATATTGCCCGTTCAGGAAAAGCACATGGAGGAAATTCGCATGGAAATGGGCGTAATATTATCCATACTGGTCCTATCCATAGCCCCGTGGCTGGTCGCACAGACCATCTTCCTATGCATGTACCCGCCGGAGCCTATGTCATTCCTGCTGAAGAAGTGGCTTATATCGGCGAAGGAAACACTCTCGCTGGCTTCAAAGCGATTGATGCGTGGGTAGAGAAATACCATGACCCCCATTTTACAAATGTTGGCGAGCCTGTGCCTATTGTTGCTGCTGGCGGAGAGTACGTTGTTCGCCCGTCAGCGGTAGCGGGTCTTGGCGATGGCGACCTTGCCAAGGGCCACCGCATCCTTGACCAATATGTTATGAAATTACGCAAGAAGCATATCAAGACCCTCCAAAAACTTCCCGGCCCCAAAAAGGATTAACATGGACTCAGGATTTAAAAAACAACGCATCCGTCTTTCCAAAAGCGCCCGCAAGCGCATGCCAAAGTACGAGCGCGTCACAACAGAGCCACTTGTCAGGACGGCACAGCCAGACGACGAGGAAGGCATTATGGTTTTAGCGCGCCTGATTCACAAAGAGATTGGCATGTTCAATCTTAACGAAGACAAAGTGCGCAATATGATACGTCCGCTTCTTTACAAACACCTTGGTATTATTGGGGTTGTAGGTAAAAAAGACGAATTAGAGGCAATGATTCTGCTTCGCGTAGCCACAAACTGGTATTCAGACACGCCTTTCCTTGAAGAAATGTCTGTATTTGTGCGGCCAGAATACAGAAATGCAACTATTTCCCGCGTCCATAAAATGATAGAATTTGCCAAGAAGGCGGCTGATGGCTTGGACTTGCCCCTAATGATTGGGGTTTTGTCAAATCAGAGAACAAATGCTAAAGTAGAGTTGTATGAAAAACACTTTGGCATGCCCGCTGGTGCTTTCTTCATTTACGGGGCAAAGACCGGACAGCCTGAAGAGGCTGAATTGACTGCTTAAGGAGACGACCAGTGTGTGGTTCTAAGGGTACATCAACAACCAGTTCTACATTCACGCCTCCGGCAAACGTGCAGGCCAACTATGACTATTTGGCCAACCAAGCCAAGTCTGTGGCGGCGACACCTTTCCAGCAGTATCAAGGTGAAATGGTTGCGGGCCTTACCCCCACACAGGAAGCGGGCATTCAGAACGTCAATGCCTCCGCTGGCTTGGCTCAGCCATACTACGGTGCAGGTGCGGGCTACGTGCAGCAAGCCGCCACACCATTTGGTCAACAACAGCTTAATCAGTATATGTCGCCATATATTAATGACGTTGTATCCCAGACAATGGCTAACTTGGGCGAAACCAATGCCCAACAACAGCAGCAATTGTTGGGCAATGCCATTAGTCAGGGCGCCTTTGGTGGCGACCGTGCGGGAATTGCGCAAGCTGAATTGGCTCGCCAGCAAAACCTTGCGACGGGACAGACATTAGCTAACGTCTTACAAGGCGGTTACGGCCAAGCATTAGGACAGTTTAACGCAGACCAGACCCGTGCTTTGCAAGCAGGTTCCACATTGGGTCAACTAGGGGCAGGCGCACAGGCTGCGGGCTTGCAGGGTGCGCAGGCACAGCTTGGCGCGGGTGCGCAACAGCAGGCAGTACAGCAAGCGCAGGACGTTGCGAATCAGCAGCAGTTCCAAGCCGCTCAAGCTTATCCATTTCAGACAACGCAATTCCTTGGAAATATGTTGCTTGGCATCGGTGGCCAATCTGGAGGAACGGCACTTACGTCTACGCCGGGTCCAAATATTGGGTCGCAGATTCTTGGTGGCCTTACCACGTTGGCTTCTATTCCTTGGGGTTCTGATGAACGTCTTAAGGAAAATATGGAGCCTGTTGGCGAGACATATGACGGCCAAAAGATTTACAAGTTTAACTACAAGAATGACGGCCACACCATGCTTGGCCTAAGTGCGCAGGAAGTTGAGAAACATCACCCTGATGCGGTCCACAAGGACGGCGAGGGCATGCGTATGGTTGACTACGAGAAGGCAGTTAACCACGCCGCTCAACGGGGCCACTTTGCGCATGGTGGAATTCCTGATTGGATGGGCGGCGCAGTTGGCGCAGATGGTCTTGGCCGTGCGCATTACGCATTGGAAGGTTCTGTTCCGTATTCAGAACAACCATCTGGAGGCTCCACAAAGCCATTAACTTTGGCTGACGTGATGCGCGTTTCTCAAGCTATTCTTGGAGAAAAACCCGGCGGTAAAACAAATATTCCACAAGCACCAAAACCCCAAGAGGACGGTGGCTTGATGGATGTGGCCAAGCAATTGGCCAATGCCACACCAGAGCAACGTGCCAATATGAGGGCTAACGCTGGCAAACTTGGACTTGGAACCGCTAATGTGCAAGACGTTTTAGGCACCCCCGGCCAGCGTGTTGGCGATGTTGGTGGTTTATATTCTGCACCAATTGGCCCCTTGCAACAATTTGCATCTGGTGGTGTTGTTGGACGGCATAAATATGCAACTGATGGTTCTGTTCAAGCACCCGCCCAAGGCGCGCAAACGACTGACCAACCACAATCTTTATTTGAGCGTGTGTCGGGCCAACCTTTGTCAGACAATGCCCGCATGGGCCTCCTAGCCGCCGGATTGGGTATGCTTAGCAGCAAGTCTCCATTCTTTGGCGTGGGTGTTGGCGAGGGTGCCACGGCAGGCCTTGGCACGTACTATAATGCGCTTGCAAACCAACGCGCCTATGAAAATCAACTTGCCCAAAAGGCATTGGAAGAACGTAAAGTACAGGTCGAAGAAAAAGGTTTGGGTTATAGAGGCATCGAGGCAAATATTGCGTTGCAAAATGCGGATCAAACTTTGCTTGCTAATTTAATGCAACGCGCTCAAGCTTATTTAACTGTTCCGGGCGGGAAAGTTCCTCCCGATTTACAGTCACAAATTGACGCCATTAATACGCGAATGTTTAATCGTTCCGGTGGCGTTGGTGCTGCAAGCACATCCACACCCATATCTGGCGGTTTAGTTTCTCCCCCAACTAATGCGGTGTTGCGACAAGCCCCTGCCCCAGCCGCTACCGTCCCCGCGGTATCACCGGATCAAAGTGCCGTTTCTGGCGCACCAGCTACAGTAAAAGCTGAACCTGCTCCTGCGGCGCCCGCTGTTTCTACGACGGCAACAACCAAAGAACAACCTCAACCATCTTCTACCACTGCGCCACAACCTCAGCCAGATCAACAGAAACCAAAATCTAAGTGGGGTTTACCGGACGAAATGGACCCAGATGTTTTGGAAGCTGACGCACGAAATGATGCTGCGTTGGGTTATGGTACTATTGCCGCTCAAAAACAAGCTAAAGCAGACGCAAACCGTAAAATGCTTACGGAGCAAGGTGGTTTATATGTAAATGGTCAATTCCAATCTGTTCCGGGTTGGATTGAAAATAAAGCTAATCAAGCGGCAACTGCTGAAGGTTATAAATCTATGATAACCAACGATCAGGCGGAAGCAAAAAATTATACTGCTCGTGTGAATGTTGAAAATCGTATTTCTTCAATGCTTGATATTTTGCATGATTTTCAAACTGGTGCATTTGCAACACAAAGAAACGAACTTGTCCGTAAAATGGAAGACCTTGGGTTTAAAGTTCCAAAATCAGCTCAAATTGATCCAACTGCATATTTAGAATTTATGAAAGATTCCTACGCTCAATTATTTGAAAGTGCAAAAGCCCTTGGTGGACGTATTCTTGTTTCTGAATTATCTGGCTTGCAAAAATCGGGTGCCAGCGTTGGCAATCCTCCTGAAGCCAATGCTTACATTTTAACTCGCGCTCTTGGTGCATTGAAATATCAAGATCAACTTACTCAAGAATATAATCAATGGCGTCAATCTGACCAAGGAAAAATTGCCACTTCAACGCTTGGTTTTGATTTAACTCATGCTGATGAAAACAAAATGCGGGCATTCCAAAAGGAGGTTGCCCGCCATGTTACTTATGAGGGTCAAAAAATTCCAGAGACAGCTGATCAATTGGTTCATGGGCAGAGATATAGATACAATGGACAAGATTTGTATTGGAACAAAAATTTAAAAGACCCAAGCGGCAATCTTGGTTCGTTTGATAAAGTTGATCCATTAGCGGGTGGTGCAAATGGCTAATGAAACCGTAGGAATTCCTTTTATTGGACCAAGACAAACTCCAAAAACAGAAAATACACCGATCCCAACGGGCGGTGAAAAAACTGGTATTGCTTTCAAGCCTTTGCAACCAGTTACAGAAAGTGAAGCAATTGCGCGCGGGATGGGGGCTGGATTATCATTAAATCAATTACCTCAAGCTACGGCTCTTGGTGCCGCCGGAAGCGCAGATGAAGATGGCGAGGTAACAAGTTATATACATCCAAGCCAAATAATTTCTGGGGCAATAAAAATGGGTTTGGAAAAACTTGCGCCCAGTTATTTTGGTGACAATGCCACTAAGACTTATGAGCAAGGAATAGAAGCAGAAAAGGCCAGACAAAAAGAAGTTCATGAAGCCTACCCAACGACATATGCTCTTTCTAATATTGCGGGTGCTACTATCAATCCCATAAATAAACTTATTCCCGCCCCTGTTGGTGGCGCGGGGTTTGTTTCAAATGCGACGCGAGCCGCAGTTCCATCGGCAGCCATAGGTGCAATTGAAGGTTCAGGCGAGGGTGACACTTGGTCTGAAAAGGGTAAAAATGCCATTTATGGCGCTATCGGTGGCGGAACCGTTGGTGGTTTATTGGGTGGTATTTTTGGACAGTTTGTTCCTAAACCGTCAGCGACATTACCTGCATCGGCTCCAAGTGCCAGTGATGTAGCGTCTGCTGCTGAACGCCTTGGAGTGTCTGTTCCTAAAGTTGTTGCGTCTGAAAGTCCCGGTTTAATTACAGCGGCGGGTACTGCGGCAGAAATTCCTTTTGTGGGAACACCTTTAAAAGAAGCTGCAAAAGCAACTACAGAACAATTAGGCCAAAAAATTACTGAATTGGCTGGCGGAGAAACACGAGCAAGTGCGGGTGCTGAAGCAAAAAATGCATTGGAAGGTTGGATTGGTCAAGGATCAAAAGATTTAGTAAATAAAGGTTACGACGCAATTGATTCTTTAATAACCAATCCAGCGACATTAACTGATTTATCTAAAACACGGACCATTGCTCAAAGCATACAAGATGAGTTAGGTGCGGCAAATATTGAAGGTTGGGACCCCGCAGTTCAACAAGTTTTGGCTGCGGCGACAAATCCAGAAGGATTAACTTATAAAGGTATTAAAACCCTTAGGACCACTATCGGTAATGCACTTGATAACCCCACAGACGTAATGAAAAGTGCGCAACCAAGTTTGCGTAGGCTTTATGGTGCGTTAACAAATGATCTTGAAACCGCAATTAAAAACAGTGGCGGTCAAGATGCTTTTGATGCCTTTAATTCTGCAAATAGTTTGGCAACAAAAATAGCAGCAAATCGCGAAGCATTGGAAAAAGTCACAGGTGTTAACACTACAGTAAATGGTGGTGAAGCTATTTTTAATAAGTTAATGAATTATGCAAGTGCGGGAAAAGGCGCCGATATTGCTCGTCTGAAACTTGCTCAACAAGTTACACCGCCTGAAGTTTGGGATAAAATTTCGCAAGGAGCGATTGATGCATTAAGTCGCGATTCTGGCAACGTGTCCAACATTGGAAATTTCTTCAAAAATTATAGCAAATTATCTGACGAAGGTAGAGATGTTCTTTTTGGAACTAATTCTTCGAATCCTGCAATGCGTAATGCATTGGATGATTTTGCAACGATTACATCACGAATAGATAGACTGAATGCCATCTCAGGAAAAGAAACTGGCAATGTAGGGAAAACAGGAATTGGTGCAGCAGAATTATTAGCTTTGGCTTATGCGCCATTTAAAACTGCTATTGGGGTTGGTACGGGACGAATTTTTTCAGAAGTAATGTCGCGTCCAGTTACGTCTCAATCAGTTCAAAATTGGGCCACGGCTTACGAAAGATTTTTACGTACTCCAACTCAAGCTACAGCAAATGCTTTTGGTGCCGCAACTAAAAGTATGGCAACAATGGTTGGTGGGGAATATGGCGTCCCAAGTACAGATAATGTGATTAATGCCGTTATAGCAGCTAATGAAACGGGAAAGGCCGCTGCCTATCTTTACAATTGGGCTGCCGGAGAAAAAGAAAACGAAAAACGATCCGGCGAATTTAAAGGTCAGAGTCAAAGTGATATTTTTTCAGGTCAGCAGGGACAAGCATTAGGTGGTCGCATTGAACGTGCAACTGGTGGTTCTGTCATTGACAAGAAAGCTGACGCCCTCGTCAATGAAACATTGCGCAACAGGAAACTTTACTCTGATCACACTGAACACATGCTA